GGTCAACATGGCAAAAACCCCTGCATGGCAACGCAAAGAGGGCAAGTCTGAGTCCGGTGGACTCAACGCCAAAGGCCGCGCCAGCTACAACAAAGCCAACCCCGGAAAGCCTGGGTTGAAGGCACCACAACCGGAAGGTGGCCCCCGTCGTGACTCCTTCTGTGCCAGGATGAAAGGCATGAAGGCAAAGCTGACGTCAGAAAAGACGGCAAAGGATCCGAACTCTCGTATCAACAAGAGCCTGCGGGCGTGGAACTGCTGAGTGACCTATGGAGCTTGTTGCTGTCTGGAATGCCGTCCTTACGGTTCTCTTGGCGATTGTGGGGTTCTTCATGGCCTCAAAGTTTAGGGAACTGGATCGTCTGAGCATCCTTCTGAACCGTACCCGTGAAGAAGTTGCGCGTGATCACATCACCCGTGCGGAGTTCCGTCAGGACATGAAAGAACTGTTGGAGAGGTTTGACAGGATTGAGTCGAAGATCGACAATCTACGAAGCAAGCCCCATGCCGTATAGTTCTCCCAAGCAAGAGCGGCTCATGCGGGCCGTCGCGCACAGCCCAGGCTTCGCCAAGAAGGTGGGCATCCCCCAGGCCGTTGGCCTGAAGTTTGAAGCCCATAAGGCCGAAGGAGGCCCCGTGAAAGAATCCCCCAAGATGGTCAAGAAGGAACTCGCCTTCATGAAGGCTAAGGGTGCGCCCAAGGCCATGATCAAGCACGAGAAGGAAGAAGCCAAGGGCAAACCGTTCACCAAGGGTGGCGCGGCGAAGAAGATGGCATACGGCGGCAAAGCCTGCTGAGGAGAGAAAGATGGCGACGCAAAATCCCACGAAGGCTCCGGCCCCGGCGCCGGCAATTCCGGCTGCAGTGCGCATGGCGATGGAGTCGGCGGCGAAGCAGAAGGCCAGCGATGCGGCGGAGAAGCACTTCCCCAAGAACATCGATCCGGAAGGCATGCTACCGCCCAAGAAGAAGGCGATGGGCGGCATGACCAAAAAGTACGCCGATGGCGGCTCTGTGCGCGGCGCAGGCGTCGCCCAACGCGGCGTCAAGCAGTGCAAGATGGTGTGACATGGCTACCGATGACGACGTCGAACACGAAGAGCGTGTAAGGCGCGGGGCTGCACGCCACCGCGCCGAGCAGGCGTTCTTGGACGCGCGCGACGAAGCTGATCGGCTTGCCGAGACGGGCAGGCAGTACAAAGACAAAGAGCGCGAGATCCAAGCAAAGATGACGCTCGACAGGATGCGGCGCCCCACGCCGTCTTACCGCTCCTCCTACACCGGCCCCGTGCGCAACCGTCAAATTATTGACGGTAAAGCGATTGTCAGCCGGGAAGAGCTTGCGGACTTCCAGAAGCGCTTTGGCGCGAACAAGACGCTGCGCGATCTGCTGAACGCAGACAAGACGGGGAAACTGCCCACGCCAGCGGCGCGGGGTAGCGCTACTGACACGCGTGCTCGCGGTGTTCAGGGAGCGAACATTCTTCCCAGGACGGAAGAGAACTACCCCGCTTGGCGGGATATGCAGCTTGGCAACCTGCAGTACTCACCCCGGGAAGTGGAGCGCAACACCCAGATCATGCGGGACGAAGAGAAGTACCGCAAGGGCGGTAAGGTCAAGACCTATGCCAAGGGCGGCTCTGTGCGCGGTGCCGGGTGCGAGACTCGCACCAAGAAGACGAAGTACGTATGAAGGCATCACGCGGCATGGGCTGCATCCGCCCGGAACTCAAGAAGCCCAAGGTCTATGCCAAGGGCGGGGAGAGCCGCGTGAACGAGGCGGGCAACTACACCAAGCCTGGGATGCGCAAGAGCCTCTTCGAGAAGATCAAGGGGCAGGCTACGCAAGGTACGGCGGCAGGCCAATGGAGCGCCCGCAAGGCGCAGCTTCTGGCGAAGCAGTACAAGTCCAAGGGCGGCGGGTATCGTGACTAAGGCCCCGCAGCAGTCCCTGAAGGACTGGACCGCTCAGAAATGGCGGACCAAGTCAGGGAAGCGCTCTTCCGACACCGGGGAGCGCTATCTCCCCGAGGCTGCGATCAAGTCCCTGAGCCCCTCTGAGTACGCGGCCACAACCCGGGCGAAGCGGGCAGGCAAGGCAGCGGGCAAGCAGTTCGTCAAGCAACCGCCGAAGGTGGCATCGAAGACAGCGAGATTTAGATGACCACATCAGGGACCACCACCTTCAACCTCGACCTCAACGACGCGGTCGAGGAGGCGTTTGAACGCTGCGGGGCTGAGCTTCGCACGGGCTACGACCTGCGCACGGCTCGGCGGTCCCTGAACCTGCTGTTCGCAGATTGGGCGAACCGTGGCATCAACATGTGGACCTTCAACCAGGGCATGATCCCCTTGGTGCAGGGCACGAACACCTACACGCTCCCGTCTGACACCGTCGATCTCCTTGAGCATGTCATCCGCACCGGTGCGGGCAACGTCTCGACCCAGGTCGATCTGACCATCACGCGCATCAGTGTCAGCACGTACTCGTCCATCCCGAACAAGCTGCAGCAGGCGCGTCCGATCCAGGTGCTGGTCAACCGGAACTCCAACGCGACGTACCCGGCGGCGAGCAGCTACTCCCCGGGCGCAACGGCAGCGCCCAGCATCACCGTGTGGCCCACGCCTGACCAGACTGGTGTGTATCAGTTCGTGTACTGGTACTTGCGGCGCATCCAAGATGCAGGTGCTGGTGGGGAAGCCACGCAGGACATTCCCTTCCGCTTCATCCCCTGCTTGGTCTCCGGTCTGGCGTACTACCTCGCCATGAAGCTCCCGGGCGGCATGGAGCGGCTCCAGATCCTGAAGGCGCAGTACGACGAAGACTGGGACCGTGCGTCGAGCGAAGACCGTGAGAAGGCTGCGGTACGGTTCGTACCCCGGCAGATGTTCATCAGCTAATCATGGCCAACAGGTTTGCAAACGGCGCAAAGGCGTTCGGGTTCTGCGACGTCTGTGGATTCCGTTTCGACCTGAAGAAGCTCAAGAACCTCGTCGTCAAGACCAAGCAGACGCAGATCAAGGCGTGCCCTCAGTGCTGGACTCCGGACCAGCCGCAGTTGCAGTTGGGCATGTACCCGGTGGCCGACCCCCAGGCCATCCGTGACCCCCGTCCGGACACAAATACGTGGTATCAGTCCGGAACGAACGGCCTCCAAACTGACACGGTGTCGGGCACCGGCCCCTTGCAAGAAGGCTTTCCTGGCGAGGGCATGCTGGTCATCCAGTGGGGCTGGAACCCTATCGGTGGCGCCAGGGACTTTGACGCTGTACTCACGCCAAACACCTTGGTCGGCGTGGGTGAAGTTGGTACAGTAACGATTACCTGACAAGGAGTGAACATGACCCCCAAGGAAGCAGTCCACAAGCACGAGGCCGCGCTGCACCCGGGCAAGCCCAAGACCAAGCTCGCCAAGGGTGGCGTGACCACCGAAATGTCCCAGAAGATGGGGCGCAACATGGCCCGCGTGGCGAACCAAGGCCCGGTCGGGCGCAAGGGGAAGTGACATGATGAAGGCCAAGCCTGTTCCGACCCCGGTCGTGAACGCTGACGCGCCCATGCCGCGCATGGTCGTGGGCAACATCGCCTCTGCTCCGACGCCCCCGGTCAAGACCTCGGGCATTCAGGTTCGTGGCGGCAAGGCGCAGACCAAGGGCCGCATGGCCCGGGGACCGATGGCGTAAGCTATGGACTACGCTGCACTGCAGGTCGCCGTCGAGGACAGCACCGAGAACACGTTCTCGTCTGTTGACTTTGCCACGCTCACCAAGCTGGCAGAACAGAAGATCTATCAGACGGTGCAGCTTCCGATCCTTCGGAAGGACGCGACCCTGGCGCTGACCAGCGGCGCCCAGAACGTCAACCTGCCGTCAGACTTCCTGGCGGCGTACAGCGTGGCGGTGTACTCGACGCTCTTGGGCGGTGGTGACCGTGCGTTCCTCCTGAACAAGGATGTGAACTTCATGCGGGAGAGCTACCCGAATCCCGCAACCACTGGCACGCCTCGGTACTACGCCCTGGACGGTACGTCAACTGCGTTGATCCAGAAGATCATCCTCGGCCCCACGCCTGGGGCGAACTTCAGCCTTGATCTGAACTACTTCTACCAGCCGCAGAGTATTGTCACGGCGGGCAACACATGGCTTGGTGACAACTTTGACACCGTGCTGTTCAATGCTGTCATGGTGGAGGCTGCTCGGTTCATGAAGGCTGAGCAGGACATTGTCCAGTTGTACGTCAGCCAGTTCAACGATTCGATCCTGCTGCTGAAGAACCTGGGCGACGGCAAGAACCGTACAGACGCCTACCGCAGCGGTCAGGTCAGAAACCCGGTGAAGTGACATGGCAATCCTCCAGGGAATGTGCTCCTCGTTCAAGCAGGAGTCTTGGCAGGGCATCCACAATCTTCCTGTGGACACCATCAAGTTGGCGCTCTACACCGCGTCAGCAAACCTCAGTCAAGCCACGACGGATTACAGCCTTTCCACTGGGCAGGTTCCCGCTGGATCAGGGTATACCACTGGTGGTGTGACGCTTACTAACGTCCAAGTCCTTCTCTCGGGGACCACCGCCTACGTCACGTTCGACAACCCTGTTTGGTCAGGCGCGTCTTTCACTTGCCGGGGTGGGTTGATCTACAACGAATCCAAGGCCAACCGCGCCATCGCTGTGCTGGACTTTGGTGCTGACAAGACGGCGTCTGGCACGTTCACGATTCAGATGCCCGCAGCAACTGCAACGACGGCGCTGCTGCGCTTCGCTTGAGGTAACCCATGCCTTCTTCATACACCACCCTGCTGAAGTTCGAACTTCCTGTTCAAGGCGAACTGTCGGGCACCTGGGGCAACGTGGTCAACACGGCCATCACCACGCCCATCTCGCAGGCCATCGCAGGGACGACCAGCATCAACGTTGGAGGCACGGACTACACCCTGACGAACGGGGACGGGTCTACGCCCAACGAAGCGCGGCACATGTTCATCACGGCCATCGGCTCGCCCGGTGCGGCGCGGAACGTGATCTGCCCTGCCAGCAGCAAGCTCTACGTCTTCACCAACAGCACGTCAGGCGGCTTCGCCATGACGCTGAAGACCCCTTCGGGATCTGGCATCGCCGTCCCCGCTGGGCAAAGCAGGCTGCTGTACTGCAACGGCACCGACGTTGTCGAGGCCATCACCGGCTTCAGCAGCATCGCTATCGGAAACATATCCGGAGCACCCACCACTGCGACCGCCAGCTTCGGGACAAATACAACGCAGATTGCCACAACTGCGTTTGTGCAGGCAGCTCTACAAGCGCTGCATCCCGTCGGGTCTATCTACATCAACGCCACTAACGCAACCAATCCGGGCACGTTGCTCGGGTTTGGCACTTGGGTTGCGTTCGGCGCGGGGCGTGTCCCTGTCGGCTTCGACTCCACAAACATTCTGTTCGATACAGCCGAAGAAACGGGTGGTTTTGCGGATTCGACGGTAGTTAGCCACACGCACACGATCATTGATCCCGGACACTCGCACACGACGACCATTCCGACTTCGGCGGTTGGTAATAGCGCACAGTCTTTGTACTCAACGAACAGCGCCGGCACCAGTTCGACTATAACCTCCTCCACCGCAACGACCGGCATCACCGTGAACGCGACGGGGGTTAGTGGTACGAACCTTAACTACCAGCCGTACATCACCGTTTACATGTGGAAACGGACGGCATGAGCTAAGGAGCCACCATGGAACCGATTGACCTGAACACCCTGAAGGCCCAGGCCGCAGTTGAACTCAAGCGGCTGGAGGCTCAGGCCACCGCCAAGGAAGTCGCTGCCAAGGCCATCGGCAAGACGGCCATCATCTGGATCTTCCTTCTGGTGTTGGTGGGTGTTGTGTCGTCGGCTTTCCTGAACACCGAAGCGCTTCCTGCTGTCATTGGTCTGGTGGCAACCGCCACGATGGCTCTGATCCAGATGGTCAACGGCATCGTCAACGAGACCAAGAAGGAAGAGAAGCCTGAGATCACGATCATCAAGGAGTTGATCGGGCGTCTGGACAAGCCTGAGCGTCAGGAAGCGTCCATGAAGGTCAGCGTCGAAGGCGACAAGGTCACCGTCCAACGCGGTGATGATGTCATCTCCACCAAGGGGTAAACATGGCCTGGACCGATGTTCTAAAAGCAGTCATCCCCATCGTGGTGATGTGCCTCGCATGGCTGCTGGGGCAGGTCAACTCCTTCTCTGAACGTCTGACCAAGATCGAAGGGCACATGCCTGCTTTGATCACCAAAGAGGGCACTCCGACCGACAGTCCAATCTCTGCTGAGCGTAGGGCTCTGTTGAAGGAGCAGTTGATGCTGCACATCAACGACCTCCAGGTCAAGGTCAAGCTCCTTGAGGAGCGCGAGAAGTTCGCAAAGGGGACCAAGTAATGCTGTCGCTGCTTTCTACCCTCGGTGGTCTGCTGATCAGCGGTCTCCCAAAGCTGCTGGAGTTTTTCCAGAACAAGAGCGACCAGAAGCACGAGATTGCCCTGGCGCGTCTTCAGACCGAGCGTGAACTCCAGCTTGCGGCCCAGGGGTACGCCTCCCAGGCCAAGATGGAGGAGATCCGCGTCGAACAGGTTGCGATGCAGACTGAGGCGCAGATGACCGAGGCTGCGCTCAGGCACGATGAGAAGGTGCTGGAGAAAGCCAGCCGCTGGGTTGCCAACTACGTCGGCACCGTGAGGCCGACAGTCACCTATATTTTCATCATCGAGTTGGTGCTGATCAACGCTGCGCTGACGCTGTACGTCTGGAAACATCCGGGTCTGATTCAGTCGGTGGACGACCTGATCCGTGTTACCGCGATCATCTTCAGCGAAGACGAAATGGCCATGCTGGGCGGGATCATTGGGTTCTGGTTCGGCAGCAGGCAGTGGAGCAAGAAGTGAAGCTCAGCCCCGAGGGCGCTGCGCTGATGCACAGGTACGAGGGCTACAGAACCCGGCCCTACTTGTGCCCTGCTCACATCTGGACCGTTGGGTACGGGCACGTCCTGTATCAGGACCAGATCCAACTGCCCATGGTTCGCAAAGAGGGCTACACTGGGTTCATCCGCATGAACTACCCGCTACGTCCGGAGCACAACTGTGTCTGGTCCAAGAAAGAGATCGATGCGCTTTTCGACGCTGACGTCGCTGCTTTTGAACGAGGTGTTCTTCGTCTGGTTCCCGGCTGTGCTGGTCATCAAGGGCGCTTCGACGCTCTGGTCTCTTTTGCGTACAACGCAGGGCTAGGGAATCTGCAGCGCAGCCAGATCCGCATGAAGGCCAACCGCGATGACATCGAGGGGGCCGCAGATGCGTTCATGCAGTGGACCAAGGCTGGCGGCAAGGAACTCCCGGGTCTTGTCAAGCGGCGCAGGGACGAGCGTGCGCTGTTTCTGAGGTAGACCATGCCACTGAAAAAGCTAGTCCTGAAGCCCGGTGTAAACCGAGAGAACACTCGCTACACCAACGAGGGCGGCTGGTATGACTGCGACAAGGTCAGGTTCCGCTACGGCACCCCGGAAAAGATTGGCGGCTGGACGCGTGTCTCGGTAAACACCTTCCTGGGCATCTGCCGCTCTCTGTGGCCCTGGGCCACATTCTCCGGCGCAACGTACCTCGGGACCGGCACCAACCTCAAGTACTACATCGCGTTCGGCGGGGCGTACTACGACATCACGCCTCTTCGGACCACCACGACGCTTGGCACTGATCCGTTCACCGGCAACGGCACCACAACCGTTACCGTCAGTGCGCCTGCACACGGCTGCACCAGCAACGATTTTGTGACGTTCAGCAACGTCACGGGCGCGTATGCGGCGCTGCTCAACGGAGAGTTCCAACTCACGTATGTTGACGCCAACAGCTACACCATCACCACGAGCAGCGCCATTCCTGCGGGCGCGACGGGTGGTTCAGCGGTGTCCGCTGCGTATCAGATCGGTATCGGCGGAGAGATAGAAAGCCCAATTTCAGGCTGGGGTTCTGGTACGTGGGGCAGCGGCACCTGGGGTTCGGGCTCGGTTGGTTCGCAGCCGCTGCGGATCTGGAATCACCAGAACTTCGGGCAGAACCTGATCTACGGCCCCAAAGGGGGTCCGCTGTACTACTGGGATGCAACCGTAGCCAACCCGTTGACCACGCGGGGCGTGGCGCTGTCGAGCGACCCGAGTGCGACTTTCGTACCGTCTTCCGTCAACCTGTTCATGGTGTCGGATGTGTCGCGTATCGTCATGGCGTTTGGCTGCCCTGACTACGGCAGCACCACGCTTGACCCCATGCTGATCCGGTGGTCTGATCAAGAGAGCGCGATCAACTGGACGCCTTCGGCTACCACCCAGGCGGGCAGCATCCGGCTGTCCCACGGCAGCTTGATCCAGGCCGCGCTTCAAGTTCGCCAGGAGATCTTGGTCTGGACAGATACGTCGCTGTACTCGATGCAGTACCTGACGGGCGAGCCGTGGTGGCAGGCGCAGCTTCTGTCTGACAACGTCAGCATCCTCAGCGACCGGGCGTGCGCCGTTGCAGCGGGCGTTACCTATTGGATGGGGAACGAGAAGTTCTACCTGTACGACGGGCGCGTGCAAGCGCTCCCCTGCGACGTCCGGGAATACGTGTTCCGCGACTTCAACTACAGCCAGAAAGAGTTGATCTTTGCCAGCACCGTTGATCAGTTCAACGAGATCTGGTGGTTCTACTGCTCTGCTGACTCGACGGTCGTGAACAAGTATGTAACCTACAACTACGCTGAAAGGGTCTGGTACTACGGCACGCTCACCCGCAGCGCGTGGGTTGATGCAGGTCTGATTGGGGACTACCCGGTGTCCGCAGGCACGAACACCTTGATTTATCAAGAGTTCGGTGTTGACAACAATGAAACGGGCACTGCGGTGCCCATCACTGCGTACATCACGTCGGCAGAGTTCGACATCGACGACGGTCACAACTTCGGGTTTGTCTGGCGGGTCATCCCTGACATCACCTTCCGGGGCTCGACCGCTGCGGCTCCTCAAGCTACGCTGAGCCTGTTCCCGCTGCAAAACTCGGGCTCAGGCTACACGCGCGGTACGGTCCCTGTGAACAGCACAAGCGCGGACATGTCTGTGGCGGGAGAGAACGCCTACCCGATCATCCGCAGCGCTACGGTGCCTGTGGAGCAGTTCACGGGCCAAGTCAACATCCGGGTCCGTGGGCGACAGATGTCCATGAAGATTGCCTCTGAAAACCTGGGTGTCCAGTGGCAGCTAGGTGCGCCGCGTATCGACATCAGGCCGGATGGGCGCAAGTCGTGAGTATTTTCTACAGCATCGTCAAGCGGTTCACAGCACCGTCGCTGCCAAAACCGACACAGACGTATGACCAAAGGTACTTTGACGCGCTAGTCAACGTTCTGCGGCTGTACTTCAACCAACTTGACGACCTTCTGGGGCGCATCGTGGCAGTAACTTCGGCAACCGTCCCGGTATCAATAGGTGGCACCAACGTCGATGCGTTTGGCCGTCTGCGAGTCAGTGAGCCGTATACGCTCTTCGACAGTCAAAACCGCTACGCCGCA